ATGGCAACAAAAGACACAAATTATTTAGTTGCAGTCCATAAAGGACTGGACGAAAGCCTTGAAAAACAGGTTGCAGCTCTGCCGGAGAAATTCAACAAGCAGAGATTTTTACAGAACTGCATGACGGTTCTGCAGGACGGACAGGCTGATTTTTCAAAATGTGAAGCACCGACTGTTGTGCGAACACTCTTAAAAGGAGCGTTTCTCGGTCTCGATTTTTTCAATGGAGAGTGTTACGCAATTCCTTACGGAAATCAGTGTCAGTTTCAGACTGATTACAAGGGAGAGATCAAGCTGTGCAAGAGATATTCGAGCAATCCTATTCAGGACATTTACGCAAAGGTAGTCCGTGAGGGAGATAAGTTTGAGGAAATAATTGAAAACGGTAAGCAGTATGTCAATTTCAGACCTAAGACTTTTTCAAACGGAGAGATTATCGGTGCATTTGCGGTAGTCCTCTACAAAGACGGTTCCATGATGTACGACACCATGAGCAAAGAGGACATTGAACATACCAGACAGACATTCTCAAAGGCAGCAAATAGTAAGGCTTGGAAAGAAAGTTACGGAGAGATGTGTAAGAAAACAGTTCTCCGCCGACTGTGTAAGTTGATTGACCTTAACTTTGATACCGCAGAACAGTGTCAGGCATTTGAAGATGGTTCGGCATTTGATGTTAAGGAAAAACCGAAAGAGAAGTACCAGGCACAGGACATTTACCAGTCTCACGATCAGAGTTCTCATAACGCAGATGAGAGTTCTGATGGTGTGATTGACGGAACATTCAAGGAAGTAGATGAGTAATCTTCTTAAACTTACCCCGGAGAACTATTACACCAAAGAAGCCAATATGCAGTATGTGTCCGTTTCTCAGTACAAAGAGTTCAACGGCACGACCGGAAAAATGGGTTGTGAAGCATACGCTATGGCGAAGCTCCGGGGAGAAGTTGAGGAAGTAACCACAACTGCGTTAATGGTAGGCTCCTATGTGGATGCCTACTTTGAGGGTACACTTCCTACATTTTCCGCACAGCACCCGGAAATCTTCTCATCCAGAGGTAAAACCGCCGGAGAGTTGAAATCCGAATACAAACAGGCCTCAATTATGGTTGACCGTGCCGTGAAAGATCCAGTTTTCATGCAGTACATGGCCGGAGATAAACAGGTTATTATGACCGGAGAAATTGAGGGAGTTCCTGTCAAAATCAAAATTGACAGTGCAGACGGCAGACGAATCACTGATCTCAAAACAGTAAAGAGCATAACAGAAACCTTTTACGCAAAGGACCTGGGGCAGAGACTCAATTTCTGCGAATGGTGGGGATATGATTTGCAAGCTGCCGTGTACAGAGAGATTTACAGACAGAATACAGGTGATCTCTTGCCGTTTTACATTTGTGCTGTCAGCAAGGATAAGACAGACAACATTCCTCATCCGAGAATCAAGGTTATTGAAGTTCCACCGCTGATGATGGATGAAAAACTGGCAGAGGTCAAAAACAATATCGTGAAAATCCAACGCATTAAAGATGGAGACATTGAGCCACTTAGATGTGAGGTATGCGATTATTGCGCCGATACTGAGATTCTGGATGGTCCTGTCTCCATGGATATGCTGATGGGAGAGATTTAATGAAAGATTCAATCGTAATTGATATGAAATACGCTGATTACGATATGATAGACGGCTCTTACGGTGTCGAGAGACACCATTTGATGGGTGGGGCGAACAGGAACCATGCAGACGAGGATGGTCTGTGGGTTCCTTTATCGCCGGACCATCACAATTCAAGTAGAATGAGTGTTCATCACAACAAGGAAATGAAAGTAATGAGCCATATCATTGCACAGTTGGCGTATGAGCTTGAAATGGTATCTACCGGACAAGCCAAGGATAAAAACGAGGCAAAGGAAATGTTTCGGAGAAGATACGGAAAAACATTCGTATAGTAGGCGATACGCTTATTATAAATAATTCTTTAGAAAGGAAGTGAAAACAGTGGCAGAGAAACTTACATTGGCATCCATGTGTGCCGGAGGCGTTCAGGAACGTATCGACAGAGCGTTAGCGAAAATCTCAGATAACATTCTGGATTTGAACACTGATGCAAAGAAGAAACGTGTCCTTGATGTAAAGATCACTCTTACTCCCAATGAGGATGATAGAGAGGATGTTTCCGTTGAGGTACAGACTTCCGTTAAGTTAGCTCCTGAGATGGGACTGAAAACTCAGTTGTTCATCAATAAGGATTTCAGAAGTGGTGTTACAACCCTTACTGAACATTCCAAAGGTGCGATCAAAGGACAGCTTACCTTGGACGATTGCGGTATGAGCATGAACCCGGAGGAAGTTGAGGAAGAAAATCCGGTAACAGCTGAGGAACTTGGCTGCGACCCTGAGACCGGAGAAGTTCTTGAAAAAGAAGCCCCAAAAGTTGGGTCAAAAGTAATCAGCATGAGAGATGCTGCAAACGGTTAGGAGGACATTATGTGTAAAAGACCTATGGAACTGGCAGACACCGCAGAAATGATGATGAGCGAAGATTACAAGGAACGATTCAGAGCCGAGTACGGTCAGGTTGCTATTCGCCATCAGAAATTAAAGGCTATGCTTGAAAAGTGGGACAAGGGAGAGCTTAATTTCACTCCTACCTGTCCGAGAAGCACCTACGACTTACAGATTAAAGCCATGGCAGACTATATCGCAGTTCTTGAAGCGAGAGCGGTCATGGAAGATATTCTTTTATAGGAGGGTGTCGCAATGAATTTTGGAAAAGCGTTAGAAGCAGTAAAGGACGGAAAGAAAATTTTCCGTCTTGGATGGAACGGCAAAGGGATGTTCGTGGTTTATCAGAAAGGCTACCCGGACGGAATCCCTTGCAACTTACAGACTGCCAAGGCTTGGGGCATGAATGAGGGAGATTTATTCAAGTGCGAGCCGTATTTGCAGATTAAAACCGCCGATGGTTCTCATGCAATGTGGGTTCCGTCAATCGGAGACATTCTGGCAGAGGATTGGCAGATTATCCAGTAACAGGAGGAAGATATGTTAAAAGCAGCTATTGAGAAAATCCTTTCCCTTGACGAACCTCATATTAAGTCGATTGAGGGAAGAACCTATGTAGATAAGAATATGACGATGATCGGCAAGGAACTCAGAGCGGATGGAATTACCATGAACACACTGAGCAGCCTTGTGGATTTTATCAAAAAGAGCACAGAAGATTTCAAGGACGGACAGTACATCGTTCAGGTCGTTTCTCCTACCAAAGTTATTCTGTTTTCCAGTTTGGATGCAGACCGTAAGAGAGAAACACTTGCAGTAGTTGAGGCTGAAATCCCGGACTTCTCATTTGGACGTTTCACTGAAAACGAAGAGTTCATTATCGGAGTGCAGTCCAAGTTCCTTAATGAAGATGCAGAGGTCAATGATAAGCCTATCATCTTGCAGTTTGCCGGAAATGTGAAAGCCGGTACGGTAGCTGAGTACGGAGATACCGGAGTTGGACAGAAAGCAGCCATTAAAAAGGGTGTTGCGTCCTTGCAGGAGGTTGAGGTTCCCAGTCCTTGCCGTCTGATGCCGTACAGGACCTTTACAGAAGTTAAACAGCCTATGAGCAGCTTTATCTTCCGCGTAAAGGACAATGATCGCCTTGGCGTTTCCTGTGCCTTATTTGAGGCAGACGGAGGCGCATGGAAGAATGAGGCGAAAGCCAACATTAAAGCGTATCTCGAAAAAGAACTTGCGGATGTATCAAACATTTTCGTGATTTCCTAAATAATCGTAACCCGTAAATATGTTTCTGCAATTATCTCCTAAGATTGGTCTCTGAGGAAAATATGTCACGAAAACCGCAGAACACACAAACGGTTTACCTCCTTTTAAGAAATTCGATTAGTTAAATGGTATAAACCCCTGACAAGGATCTTTTGTTAAATTACCCAGGAGCCGTCATTCCGGCGGCTCCACCCATAATGAAAGAAAGGAGGGCTTAGGGATGCACAAGGTTGTTATCAAAGGAAATTATTACGGCAGAACCAGAACCTTACCGGATCTTAACGATTACCTACATGAGTGTGCAAGGCATCCTCAGATGGGTGCAAAAATGAAAAGAGATTACCAGATGATCGTGTGTAACGCTATCAGGACACAGTTGCCGAGACTTACGATTACAAACCCTATCATCATTCATTACAACTTCTATGAGCCGGATAAACAGCGTGACAAGGGCAATATTTTTTCCTTTGCAGACAAAGTTTTTCAGGATGCTTTACAGAAATGCGGAGTGATTAAAAACGATGGATGGAAAGAAATCGAAAACTTTACGCATGACTTCTATGTGGATAAGAAAAACCCAAGGATTGAGATATTCCTTGAAGAGATAGAGAAAGGACCGTTCGATGGCTGAGAAAAAGTATTTTTGGCTCAAAATGCCCCGGAACTTCTTTGAAAAACACTATATCAAGATACTTAGAGCAAAGGATAATGGCGATCTTTTGGTTATGTTCTATATATGGATGATTACAGAGTCAATCGACCATGAGGGCAAACTGCGATTTTCCGAAGATATTCCGTATGACGCAGAAATGTTGGCGGAAGCATCCGGTTTTGCGTTACAGATTGTTACACAAGCGTTACAACAATTTTCAAAATTACAGCTTGTGGTTACGGAAAGTGACGGCACACTATTTTTACCAAAATCTCTGAAAATGATTGGGTCTGAATCGGCATCCGCACAGAGGGTTAGGGAGTATCGGGAGAGAGAAAAAAACAAGACAAAACCCACTGAGACACCCGAAAACGCTGAATGTAACGAACATGTAACAGAGAGTAACGTTAATGTTCAAAAAGGTAACATAGAGAAAGAGTTAGAGAAAGAGTTAGAGAAAGAAAATAAAAAAGGGGAAAAGAGGGAAACTACCCAATCAATTTTTGAAAGGCTTCTCCCTGAGTACACCATATCTGATGTAATGGCAGATAAACTTCGCGAATGGTTCAAGTATAAGACGGAACGGAAAGACGGATATAAGGAACAGGGCATGAAGTCGTTGTTAAAACAGGTTGCCAATAAGGTCTCTGTCTATGGAGATACTGCCGTATGCAATCTTATTGATGAATGTATGTCGAATGGATGGAAAGGCATTATTTGGGATAAATTGCAATCATCTTCTGCATACAGAAATAGCGGAGATCGCATTGGAAACAGAGTAAAGGATGTGGATGGCTGGTAATGGAAAGAGAAGAATTTAAGATTTTGGTAAAAGCTATGAAAGCGGTCTACGCACAGCCGACATTCATACCAGATAAAGACGCTTTCGATGTGTGGTATGGATTATTACAAGATCTTCCGTATGAGCAGGCAAACTTGGCAATACAAAAGTACATGACGAGTGAACGTTTTCCTCCAACCATCGCAGATATTCGCACTAAAGCAACGGAGATTATTGCTCCGGCGGAAGAAAGCATGAGCGAACTGCAGGCATGGGCGTTGGTACAGAGGGCGTTAAGGAACTCCGGTTACAACTCAGAAGAGGAATTTGCAAAACTGCCGGAGGCGTGCCAAAGAGCTGTTGGAACGGCGGCAAACCTCAAAGAGTGGGCGTTGATGGATTCAGACCAAGTGGCAACCATTGAACAGTCGCACTTTATCAGGAACTATCGGACTTCGGTGCAGCGGATGAAAGAAGAGGCACGTCTGCCGGAGAATGTAAGGATGCTCATAGCCGATATGGGGAAGAAACACGCAGCACTTATGGAAAAAGCAGTAGACCCACAGATAGAAATGCAAAAAATTGAAGTGCCGGAGGAAAAGACCGAACCACCATCCGGTATGTCAAACGAAACCAGAAAGAGACTGGATGAAATGTATGAGAAGTTCGGTAGAAAATAGACGGAGGAAAGGGCAGCGCGCATAAATCCTGGGAACCTCTGAAATGGATTGAGAAAATTATCATACAAAGAGATGAGGGAAAGAGGATTGTGTCCGAAGTGTGGCAAAGAAAACCCAACGCCGGAAAGATCCATGTGCCCTGAATGTGCGGCAAGAAATTCTGAATTACGCAAGCAGAATCGAAAATACCATGAAAGGATTGGGATATGCACTCATTGTGGGAAAAATCCAGCAGAACCTAACAAAAAGCTATGTTATGAGTGCTTGGGTCAATTTCAAGATAGTTATTCGGAAAAAGGGAAAACCGATGAACAGAAAGAGAAAGATCGGCTGAGGAAAAGGCAGTTAAAACAGACACGCATCGAAAACGGACTATGCCCCAGATGCGGAAAACATCAATCACAGAATGGTGGTTTATGCCAGAGATGCAGGGCGTATCTGAAAAATTACAGAGACAAAAACCGATGCGATTTGTCACGTTCAGAGAGACCGGACTACGGCATTTGCTATATATGTGGCAAAAATACAACAATGAAAGGGAAAAAGGTGTGCGATAAGTGTTATGAAACACGGCTGAGTACCTTACCGGCAATGTGGGAAAATGCGAATAATGACTACTTCCGGCAGCTTAATTATGCGAGATTTTGCATGATAAAAAATCAAAGAAAGGAGAAAACGAGTGGATCAGATTTCAATGTTTGATTTAATGTACCCAACATTTAAGACTGACAACCCAGTGCGATTGATAGAATTGTTTGCCGGGGTTGGTTCTCAGGCGATGGCACTTCGCAATCTTGGCGTACCGTTTGAACATTACCTTATGTCTGAATGGGAAATGCACGCCACGGCATCATACAAAGCTATTCACATGGCGGACGATGATACGGATTACAGTGCAGAAATGAGTTCTGAGGATGTCATACAGGCACTTACTCAGTTGGGAATATCCGTGGATGGAAAGAAACCTCTCACGGAAGAGCAGATAAGGAGTCATTCATACAGTGACGCATGGCGCAGAGAATGTTACAACAACATAAAAGCCACGCACAACCTTGTCAACATTTGCTCAATGAGGGGGGGGTGATCTGGCAATAACGAATACTGACAGATACACCTACCTTATGACGTATTCGTTTCCATAAGACCTTGCCAGGACTTATCACTCGCCGGAAAGATGCGAGGAATGAAAAAAGGATCAGGAACACGTTCCGGGTTACTGTGGGAAGTTGAAAGACTTCTGAATGAGACAGAAAATCTTCCCCAGATACTTCTCATGGAGAATGTGCCACAGGTTATCAGCGCAGACAACATAGACGATTTTCATAGCTGGTGCAGCTTTCTTGAAAGCAAGGGATATAAGTGTTACACGCAGATCCTCAATGCAAAGGATTACGGAGTGGCACAGAACAGAGAACGTTGTTTCATGGTATCTATTTTGGGAGATTATAATTACAAATTTCCGCAGCCGGTTCCACTGGATAAGGCAATGAAAGATTATTTGGAGGACGAGGTAGACGAAAAGTATTACATCAACTCTGAAAAGGCGCAGAAACTCATCAAGGACTTACGAGAGAGCGGTCAGTTAGACGGTATCTCAAAAACCGTTAGGGGGGGGGCAGAGGCTCAGTAGACCGGCATCATTGGGATGCGGTGTTACAGAAGTAGACAGCTCAGATGAACCATGAGCCGGCCATTGATTGTGGCTCATACGGGAACAGGCGGAGAAAGAGGACGTATAATGTCCCCGGATGGCATATCAGTGGCATTGTCGGCAACGGATTATAAAGATCCACCGAAAGTTTTAGTGGAGGAAAAAGTAAATGGCAGACAGAATAATCGTAGTCGGCTCACTGAACCCGGAAAAAGAAGTCCAGGACAGGGTCCGAGTTTTATCGGGGGGGGTATTTGCCAAGCGATAAGGGCAACAGACTACAAAGATCCTCCGAAAGTGCTTGTGGAATCTACGACCCATACAATAAAGCATTGTACAAAATGATATGTCCTACCCTATTGGCGAGCGACTACAAACATTTGAAATATGTAATTGAGGAACTATGAAATGGCAAATAAGGTACGCTGCATACAACTGGGGAATATCGCCGTAGGAAAGAGTTGGGATAATCCTCAGAGCGGAAGAATTTATTCCGTAGACGGAATTGCCCCGACCTTAAACACTTGTGGGGGGGGGCAATTTAGAACCAAAGATATTAGAAATCAAGGAAAGGAAAGAAGATATTGCAGACCGGGATTAAGAGGTTAGGCAATATTCTCCCCACTTCCACGAGAGAGAACCCAAACCAAGGGCGAGTGTATGATACCGGCGGCATAGCTCCGGCGATTACGAGTGGGGGGGTACTGTACCTTGCATAATAACAGAGACGGAGGCGGAAACGTGGTTGAAAGAATCATTGTTGCAAGCAGAGGGCGAAACCCAAACAATCCATCGGACAGAACCACAGGCGCACCTACGGAGCAGCGGTTAGAACCGAACTCAGAGGGGTTGTGCAACACACTTACTTCCGTCCAAAAAGACAATTATGTTTTGGAAATAAGGACGGTGGATGATGGATAGAGAGTATGTAGGCATCCGGCAGGCAACACAGAAAGGATATATTGAATGTGAGATTGGCGGAGTTGCGGATTTCTCATACCCGACAAGTAAATTACGGCGAGGAAGAGTGCAAGGCGGCGGCCATGTATGCCCTACACTTACATCCCAAAGCATGGGGATTTGTCGTATTGAAAGAATTGTTCGGGGGGGGCAGGACGGTATGCAGCATAGCGACAATCTCACGGAAAGGAGTACAGAAATGGCAAAGGTAGGGCAGATTTCCAACGAGGGAAGTCAATGCGGATCTGTTTATTCTGATAATGGCAATTCTCCAACGCTGACCGCCGGAACGCATGGAGATGCGAACTCAAAGGTTTACACAGAGTACCGCATAAGAAAGCTAACTCCAAAAGAGTGCTGGCGGCTGATGGATTTCTCAGATGCAGATTTCCATAAGGCGGAGAAAGTAAATAGTAACACACAGCTTTATAAGCAGGCCGGAAACAGTATCGTGGTAAATGTTCTGGTTGCAATCTTAGGGCAGTTATTCATCGGAAAAGAGGATGTATATAGAGACTGCAAGGTAAAGAAATAGGAGGCAATATGCAGAAATTAAAACAGATGGTAGTAATGAGAGAAAGCCACGAAAGAGACGAGGGAACAATGGGATTTCACGATTATGTGACAGTGAAAGAGGACTTCAATAAATTCGTGGATAGAGTAACAGAGGCTTGCGAAACAGTTAATGGCAAATTCTTGGGAGTTTCTTATCCTAACGAAGATACCGCCGTTATTCTGTATAGATGGTCTGACGGATTGCATTAAATTTTTTTGTAGAAAATGTTTAGTCAGACAAACGAAAATGTGAAAGAAAGGAGAAAAATCGGTATGTTAGGAAAAACCGCAAAGGAAAAACAGACAGACGATAAAGAGACTGAGTATGCTTCCTACGAGATTTGCCGGAAGAGCAAAGTCGGAGAGTACATTCAGGCAGGGCAGGAGTTTTTTGTGGCTGATATGAAAAAGAAAAAGATTTACAGTTCCAACGATCTGCGCCTGAGAGAGTTATCGGAAAAAGTAGACTCTGAGGACACATTCGTATTCAAAGAAGCAACTTATATGTAACACCAGAAAGGAGAAACAGAGAAGTGGGTAACAAACACGTTATATCCGACCTATACCAGATGCAGTCCTTGTCGCTTAATGCAAAAGTCAGAATGACACAGCGAAGAATTAGGGAATGGGTAGATGAGTACGGCGAGGATGGTGTGTATATCTCTTTCTCAGGAGGAAAAGACAGTACGGTTCTTCTCAATATTGCAAGAAAATTGTACCCGAACATTAGAGCTGTATTTGTTGACACAGGGCTTGAATACCCGGAAATAAGAGCGTTCGTAAAGGGTTTCGACAATGTGGATTGGATACGTCCAAAGCTGACGTTTCGGGAAGTGATAGGAAAATATGGGTATCCATTTATCAGCAAGGAGGTTTCTGAAACTGTCTACTATGCAAGAAAATACATGAAATCACTTGACGCTATGAAAGAAGAAAATACAATCCCTGAGAGAGAGAGTTCCGTATTGTGCTCAGATGGCGGATCTAATCGGAGTAGACAGAAGAACAAACAAAGAGAATCCAAACTACAAAATGCTGAAAAAGGGGATTATCCCTAGCACGCCACCGGTTAGATTTCAAATTTTGCTTGGAACATTAAAGCACAAAGAAAAAGGCGTTCAGACAGAGGAAATATCTGAAATGTACAACAAGTCCAGATATAAATTCTTCTTAGATTCGCCGTTTGAAATTTCTGCGATGTGTTGCAAAGTGATGAAAAAATCTCCCATGCACACATACCAAAATACAACAGGCCGTAAACCAATGACGGCTCAAATGGCGAGTGAGAGCAGATTGAGAACGCAGCAGTGGCTTAAAAATGGATGCAATGGATTTGATATGAAATCTCCGATCAGCAACCCTATGAGTTTTTGGACGGAGCAGGATGTACTTCTTTACATACGGCAACTGCAAGATGAATACGACCAAAACTTAACGGTTTGCAACATGGAAGTCCGGAGCAGAGCAGACAAAATTAAGCGAAGAAAAGCCAGAAAATACATCAAAAAGAATCCGAAGAGATTTGAAATCTGTTCTGTATATGGAAAGGTTGTAACAGAGGATGAGGCACACGGTCAAATGACATTAGCTGATGTAAGCAACATGGAAATCTTTGACCTTGGCAGACCGGTTCTCAAAACGACCGGATGTGAGCGCACTGGTTGTATGTTCTGCGGCTATGGATGCCATCTTGAAAAGTCCCCGGGAAGATTTGAAAAGATGAAACTCACTCATCCAAAACAGTATGAGTACATTATGAAACCTTGGAATGAGGGAGGGCTTGGATTCAAGGAAATTATTGATTGGATCAATGAACATGGAAATCTAAATATCAGATATTAGGAGGTAAACAGTATTGACACAGGAGCAGATGAGAAACCTCAACACCATCGTAGAAACGTATGGAAACGATGCACAGGAGGATATGGCTATTGAAGAGTGTTCGGAACTCGTCAAAGCCATTCTGAAATTCCGCCGTAGCGATGAGAAAACAGCGGAAATGAGAGATGCAGTGATTGATGAAATTGCAGATGTACAGATCATGCTCACACAGTTGGGAATTATTTTTAACTGCGTAGCAGAGGTAGAGGAACGAATTGATTTCAAAATCAATCGACAGATGGGGCGAATTAAGGAAAGAGAGGCAAAACGTGATGTTTGTTAAGTCTCAGGATGGAGCGGTAGTTCTGAACAACGACAAGGTAACAGAATACAGCACGGACAGCAAATATGATGGGCGGTACAAAGTTGCTGCCCTCGTAGGAGAAAACAGAGTAGTGATTGGCAGATATTCTACGAAAGAAAAATGCAGAATGGCGATTTCAATGCTTATGGACTGCTACACCATGAATTTGCTGTTTGAAAGAGGACAGGATGAAAACCCCAGAGACTTAGTATGTGAATATGTGGCGGATCAACCACTTGGAGTGTTCGAGATGCCGCAGGAGGATGAAATCGAATAGGAGGACACTATGAGCAAAGAGTTTTATAGAGGGGAAATCTTCTATATCCGCAACGAGAGCGAATATAGCGGAAATGTACAGGGGGGGGGTAGACCTGCGGTAATCATAAGCAATGATATTGGTAACAATGCAGGACCTATATTGGAAGTGGTTTACCTTACCACCCAGGAAAAGAAACCGTTGCCGACACACGTTAAAATCAACAGTTCAAAATATCCGTCCACCGTGCTTTGCGAGCAGATTGATACGGTAAACAAGGATAAGGTTGGAGATTACATAGGACAGTGTTCTATGGCAGAAATGAAAAAGATCGATTCAGCGTTGGCGGTAAGCATCGGCATTGGAATTAACATCAAATCGAATGATCTGGTAAAGAAGTGGGCGGAAGCTGCAAATGAAGCAGTGAAGCCAGACGAGAAAGAACCTGAACCTATTGCAGAAAAGGTGGAGATGCCGGACGTTGAGACACAGTTGGAAATTGCAAAGATAACTGCTGAGAGGGACGTATACAAACGATTATACGAGGAAGCAATGGCACGGAGATAGGAGGAAACATGGCTCTAATAAAGAGAGACAGAGAAAACTTCTGGATATTAAATTGGCTTGATGAGTACATGGCCGGTCACAAAGGATTTATATGTGGAGGATGTTTCAAAAACATATTCAATAAAGAAAAGGTAAAGGACCTTGATATTTTCTTTGAGAATGAAAGCGATTTTGATGATGCGGTACAGTATTTTGACAGTCAGACACCAGGATATGACGGAGACGATGTAAGAGATGAGAAATATCATTTCCACTACGAAAACGACAATGTAAAGGCATACAAACACATTGAAACAGGTGTTGTGATTGAACTTTGTTGCAAAATATTTGGAAAACCGGAAGAAATTCTGAATAAGTTCGATTTCACAATCACGAAGTTCGCATATTACAAAGAGGAAGTAGAGGATGAAACTGGTGCGGTAGCGAAAAGACAAGAAATTCCGTTTGAAACTCTGGAAGATGAGCATTTCTTAGAGGAAATTGGAATACCGGAAACACACATTGAGTACAAAATCCTGATGGATGATGCGTTTTTTGAACATCTGCATCTTAAACGGATTGTAATTGATAAAGATATTCCGTTTCCAATGAGCACTTTTGAACGGATGCTGAGATATGCAAAGTACGGATATTTCCCATGCAAAGAAACAAAGATGAAGATAATCAATGCACTTAGGGATTTGACAGACGAACAGGTTGAATTATCTGAAAGCCTTTATGACGGCATGGATTAAGGAGGAAAGATGAAAAAGACAGCGAGAGTAATTATCACATCAAAGTGCGACCGGAAGTGTCCGGGGTGCTGCAATAGCAAATTGGATTACACATCATTAGCGAAAGTGATTGGCGGTATCACGGCATTAAAGGACTATGAGGAAGTTGTGATTACCGGTGGAGAGCCTATGATAAATCCGGCACAGCTCTACACAGTCATTAAAATGCTCAGAAAGCAGAATAAGAGACAGAAAATCTATCTTTATACGGCTTGTCTGACAATGGACGATCATCCGGTAATTTTAAAACACTTGGATGGTATCACAGTAACAGTCCATGCAGAAGCCACAGATGAGGATATTCGTAACCTGAAATATATGAGTTCCAATCTCTACGATGAGGACTTGGATATGCGCCTGTTTATTGACAAGAGGGTGTACGACAGGTACGACTTATCTAATATCTGCATGAAAACATGGGATGTAGTGAGAAAACTGGAATGGAAAGAAAAGTGCGATCCGGCAGAAAACGAAGAACTGTTTTTGTGGAATCTTTATTAAGGAGGCTGCCATGGAAACTTATAGAGTTGTATCAATTACAGACAGAAAAGGCAATCCGAGAATTGAGGGCAGATACCCTCTCAGAGTAGGGAGAATGTGCAAGAAACCCACTCCAAGAAACGGAGATGCCATGATGATTGAATGGTTGGCTCAGCCGGATGGAACACCGTATGTCGGCATGATTGTTACGAGTACAGTTATCGGATTCAAGACCGAGGATAGAGGAAAATACATTGAAGTAACAACCAGAAATTCAATCTACACATTTGAGAGAGTATGAGAGAAACAGAAACTTTTGAGTATATCCGCCGGAAGTACCCGGACAAGGAAGAAACATGGAGAAAAGTCACACGGCTTGTTAAGTTTGATGAGAATTTGGAAGTAAAGAGTGTGCATGACTTCAACATGGAGTGCTACATATCATCATTTGGCAGACTCATACGGAATGGGATTCTGTGCAATATGGCATACGGAGATAAATACGATATTTCCAGTATGTTCACAGATACGGACGGAAACCAAGTACGGTTTAAGAGACACCAGATTGTTATGCAGACTTTCTTCATGGGAGACAGACGGCGGTATGACACCGTAGACCATATAAATAACATGGAAAGGTTTGATAACAGCATATACAACCTCAGATGGGCGGACAAGGGCGTACAGTGCGGAAACCGCAAGGACAAGCCAGGGAAACACAGAATGGTTATCTGCATAGGCGATGAGGAAGAAATCTTTTTCTCATGTCGGGAGGCGGAACGACTGTACAACCTACCGCCGAACTCGGTCGGTAAGGTATGCCGCGGAGAACTAGAATCCATATATGGTTATAGATTTGGATATTTATAAGGAGATCAGAGATGGGAAAAGATTGGACTGGAAATGGCAAGAGTATTTTTACAACCCTTGGCGCATCCAACCACACAGAGAAAGAAAGAGAGATTAACGACTACTATGCGACAGACCCTATCGCAGTAGACGCATTGTTACAGGGGGGGGGCAGAACTGAATCATAAGATTTGGGAGTGCTCTGCAGGACAAGGACACTTATCAGAACGTCTCATAGAACTCGGTTATGAGGTCCGCAGTACGGATCTTATCGACAGAGGGTATGGAGAGGGTGGAATAGACTTCTTGCAGACAACAAAAATGTGGGATGGCGATATTCTTACCAATCCTCCATACAAGTACGCGAAAGAGTTTATTGAACACGCAATGACGATCATACCGGACGGGAGAAAAGTGTTCATGTTTCTTAAATTACAGTTTTTGGAGGGAAAGGCTAGAGGCGAACTGTTTAAGAAATACCCTCCGAGATATGTATATGTGTCACGCAGCCGTATTCTGTGCGCCAAAAACGGAATGTTTGAGGAAATGAAAGCCGGAGGCGGAAGTGCAGTTGCGTATGCGTGGTATGAGTTTCAAAAAGGTTATAAGGGAGTGAGCATTATTAAGTGGATAAATTAGATTTTGGTTACTACAACATGGACTGCATGGCCGGCATGAAACTTTTCCCTGATAAATACTTTGATGTGGCAATCGTAGACCCACCATACGGAATCAATGCGCCGAACATGGCGATGGGAACCAATAAGAGCCGGACGAAGAACGGTTATCCATCCGAAAGCACCGCAAGCAGATTGAAACGGAGTGGACAGGTAAAGGAATGGGATAGCAAACCGCCAACGGAGGAATACTTCAAAGAATTGTTTCGCGTATCGAAAAATCAGATTATATGGGGCGGAAATTATTTCAATCTGCCACCAACAAAGTGCTTTGTTGTATGGGATAAGGTGCAGCCGTGGGATGCCTTTTCGCAAGCGGAGATTGCGTGGACTTCTTACAATCTCCCGGCAAAACTGTTCAGATACTCAAACACTGGCGGAACAAATTCAGAGAAGCGCATCCATCCAACCCAGAAACCGATAGCATTGTACGAATATCTAGTAGGTGCTTTTAAGCTATCGGGGGGGGGTGGTACTTGACACCCATGTAGGATCTGCGTCAAGCCTCATTGCATATCACAGAAACGGCGTGAGGTTTGTAGGGTTTGAGATAGACACCGAGATGTATGAGGTTTCAAATGCGAGACTTGAAAGAGAAAAAGCACAATTATCCCTATTCGATTTAGGGATGGAAAGGAATGGAGATGAGTAGTTTTGTACCGATTTATGCGGTTGATTTTGACGGAACACTCTGCGAAAGTAAGTGGCCCGGAATTGGCGCGCCGAACAAAAAACTGATACAGCATCTTATTCAACGCAGAACAGAGGGAACAAAAGTGATCCTTTGGACTTGCAGGGTGGAAGAACATCTGAAAGAAGCGGTGGACTGGTGCAGTAAATTTGGCTTAGAGTTCGATGCGGTCAATGATAATCTGCCGGAAAACGTTGAAAAATATGGTAACAATCCAAGAAAAGTGTATGCCACTTGCTATATTGACGATTTGGCTGTGGATAAAAGAAAATACGATCTTCCGTTTCATGCGGACGAAAAGATCGACTATTCAAAATTCGATAAATACCCTCTCGGAAGTGAGTGGATGTTAAAGACGGAATATGCAGAGCTTCCGGTGGTAGTAGAAGAGGTAAATGCTTTTCACGGGTATATCAGTGTAAGAAGCACGAGCGAAGAGGATAAATTTAGATATTTTAAGGTTCGCCGTGATATTGAATGGTTTTATGACAAATTATTTCCAAAGGAGTGATGCGTTTATGAAGAAAAAGAAAATCAATCCGCAAGAATTTGACTGTGGATGCTGTGGAAATCAGATTTATAAGAGCCGCCTTAGAGACGAGGTAAAGTGTTGTTATTGCGGTTATATCAATCATGTAGGGAAATACACAGGTAGGAGGAAGAGACTTGGATAAAACGAAAATAGAGTGGGCTGACAGCACATGGAATCCGATTACCGGCTGCCGTCATAAATGCCATTATTGTTATGCTAGAGGTATTGCAAACCGCTTTGTATCACGGAAAGGATGCCATCTGGTAGAACCTGAGACATACAAACTCGGAGACGATGGTTCTGAAACTTATGAGATCAATGAGCAACCGTATTATGTTGATGATGAGACCGGAAAACAATTCAGATGTGCCTATCCGCATGGATTTGTGCCGACAATCCACAGATACCGCATGGGAGAATACAGAGACAAAAAGAGGCAGAGAAATATCTTTGTCGGTTCAATGTCGGATGTGTTTGGAGAGTGGGTTCCTGATAGATGGATCAGGGAAGTGTTTAATGCTTGTGAGAAAGCTCCACAGCATAATTACCTCTTCCTCACGAAGAATCCTAGAAGATATATGGAGCTGCATCATTATGGAGAATTACCACTCAGAGATAATATGTGGTACGGAACGACAGTCACAGATCCAGATACGGAGTATATGGGGCAGGACGGACACTATGAGTTCCATACGTTTTTGTCAGTAGAGCCTATACTGGCAGACTTCGGAGAGCTGAGTGAGAAATCATACATCCCGGAGTGGATAATCGTAGGAGCTGAGACTGGCAGCAGAAAAGATAAAGTCATACCAAGACGAGAATGGATTGAAAATATTGTGGAGCAGTGCAGAAAGTACAACATACCGGTATTTATGAAACCAAGCCTCACGGACATTTGGGGCGAAGAACTCATTCAAGAGTTTCCGAAAGCCCTTATCCATGCCTGATTTATTCCAGAGCATTGATAAGAATATGGTTAAATCGCCGGTAGCGTACTGCAAAACACACAAAGGGTATCTATCAACGAAGCAAATGAAAGTCCATAAGTGCCTGCAGATAGGATGCACTGGACTGGAAAGATTGGAACATCCCTACTGGGAGGAACGCCAACGGAAAAAGGATGAAGCGAAGAGAAAAAAGAAGCAACAGTAAATTGGTTCATGTTTCATTTGATGAAGTAGAGAGATTTGTTCCGAGAGTTCCGAAACAGATTTGCCCGGATGAGGATAACACCACTCCAAGGATATGCGTAGCACCTAACATATTGAGTGCAATCCAAGCGATGCCGCAAGGCGGAACAGTAGCGTACAACATGGCAAGGATTGGCGTACCGGTTGTTATCCATGCGTATTACATAGAGAGTGATGCTATCCTCATGCCGGAACAGATAGCGGATAAAGTGCCGGATGCCGTTGCCACAGGAGAAATGTGGGTTATGGCAGTTCCGGCAGCAGTCCGCCGAATAGACTACGAGATTGTTGATCCGTATGTGCCTATGAGGATTGATAGGAATGGCACGAGAGAACGATTTCTTGTATGGTACGGAGAATTGAAAAGGGTTCGGTATCAGGATAATTGGAGAAACCTATCTACCAGAACAGCCAGAAATCAAAAGGCGGTAGAGTGGTTTATGGAAAATAAGCCGGACATATCGTACAGAACATTTATGTCAAATATGGACGATGAACTATTGAAATCATTCCATGTGGAATTACAGGAGGTATGGGAGTGAACAAACAGAAGAAATTAGCAAAGCAGAACACGCCGTTGTATAAGAGAGTACCGACACTTAATCTGGTGGACTACTCAGATATAAAAGTGCCGCTGGTAGTGATATACGACAGTCCGAAAGATTTTCCGGGGAAAGTGGTGGCAAGAGTATGGGACGGAGAGAAAAGCCGGCCAACAAATGTTTACTGCGAATATGAAAACCTCAAAAGATGCGAAGATGATGTAATGTCAGCTGGATTCATGTTCAAATTTCCAAGGACACCGGAGGATGATGCGTGCATTGTTGAAACGTACATGAGATAGGAGGATTGCAATGGCAAAGAAGAGAAGCTGCCGCAGAACAGTAAATGAAGATAAGGTACATGAAAAAGCGGTTAAAATCCGCAAAATGACTGATGAACAGTTAGTGCAGTATGTCAATGACAGAGTGGAAAAAGCCAGGAGTGAGGGATTTAATCAGGGAAAGAAATCGGCTACCGGAATGACGGTCAATGATTTTCTGAAAGAAATCTCAAAAATCAAAGGTGTCGGAGATGCCACAATCTGCAAAATCATGGAGCATTTCAGAGAGAAAGGGATTAAGGATGAAAAAGACACCACTACAAATATTTGAGGAACGTAACGAAAAGGATTGTTGTCTTAACTGCAAAAAGCTGATTGTAAAGCAGACAGACGCAGGACATATAAATTTCTGTGGAGAAACAGGAAAGATCATTCTCGATATGTTCCTTGATGTTGGAACTCATTTTCCAAAATGCAAATATGAGAGAAAGGAGTAAGCCATGCGTGTACAGAATCACATACAAATCAAGGCAGTAGCCATCAGAGAAGAGGACGGATTGGAAATCGGAACTGAATATGATGTAGAGGACATTATGATGGGACAGAGCAATACGAGCGTGAGACTGGTAGGAATGAAAGGATCATTTAATAGTATCTCATTCAAATTCATGCACGATGGCAGAGAGATTGATATTTTCAGAAGCCCTTTAATCAATCCGTATATGAGATTTAACGGCAACAATGGGATTTGCTATAAGGAGTAGCTGATGATAAAAACGTGGTATGAGGAATATGAGAAGATAAAGGATAAGGCGATAGTGGTATTTGGATATGAGTGGGAGTCTATGGCAGATGAACAGAAAGAGAAGATCCTAGCAGAGAAAACCGTGATAATGAGCGGAGACAGCGGATATGCCTGCAAACGCTATCAAATTATCGGAAACGCAAACAATCTGTCAGACCATGAATGTGCCATAATAGCGGATGGCGGAAATCTCTGCTTTGGGTACAGAATGGAGGGACAGGAAATCGTTGTATACACAGATTAAAGGAGGACAATATGGAAGCAAGAGAACTGGCAGAAAAGCTCAATGGAAGAGCATACGGAGATAGTTTCGATGATGTACTGGAAGAGGCACAGCAGAGCGGTCTTGTCATTGTGACAGGTGCATCGGATGATTTGATGGAGTTTGACGGAGCAATCCGCGATGAGGGCGGATGCTTTGACGGCGGAAGAGTTTATTTCGATAAAGACGGAGTGGATCAGGAGGGAGAAAAACGCGCAAACTGGATAGATGCCAGATGGTGTGACGGCATGAACCGAGACGGACTTCCGGCAGATTGGACGTATGAGACAGAAATTCCTTGTGAGAGATTTGATATTTGGGAAGATGGAGAGGTCTACTGCGTAGGTTTGGTATTCTCAATCGAGGATTTGAAATGAAAACCGCAGAAACCGTAGCATTGGAAAAGGCAATCAGAAGAGCCACATACAAAATGGGAACATTTGGCTGCTATGAGGTAACGATAGGATATGGCGGCAGAGAACGTGTGGACTACATGACATACGACACCAAGGGCATTTTCCGATGCTACGAGGTCAAGGTATCAAAGGCAGATTTCCATAGTGCAGCAGTTAAATCGTTCGTAGGTCACTACAACTATTATGTGCTTACCAGAGAACTTTACGATCAGGTCAAAGGAGAGATTCCAAACTGGGTTGGTGTGTATATTGGCGATTACTGCGCCAAGAGAGCCAAGAAACAAGATTTATCCGGTAGGGAATACAAGACACGCAGATCAATCAATGGGCGCAGTACAGAGGTATCTACGCCGTGGGAGGATATGCTCAAAGAAAGTATGATCCGGTCACTGTACCGTGACTCAGATAAGCTGATTCAGACTGAGGACGAGCAGTATATAAGCCGCCTCAGAAGCCAGATTGATAAGGCAAGGACTGAAAGGGACAGAGAATCAAAGAAGTACCTCAGATTATGGAAAGCCGTAAGGAAAGAATTTGGCGATGAAAAGGCATGAGAACTCATAGAAAAGGCAGAGGAATAAAACCTCTGCCTTAAATTATTTCCTGCCATTTATGGCAATCGCTACATCATCAAAACCGGAATCGGAGTAGCAAGTACCCTCCTGAGAAAGAGTTGTACCTGGCTGCAATTCTTGGTTATCATCCATAAAAGATAATTCGCTAAAATTAACCATCTTCCCATCTTTAAGGTACACCACATCCATCCACACATAATCTGCGGCGGAAGTTCCGTTGTTTGTCACGGATGCAACAATGCCGCTGTCGGTAGTATTGTAGTCAACGGATAAGTCAGAATAGACAGGAGAGTATTCCTTTTCCTCTGATACCGACAGTGTGTAATCGAAACTATCAATCTTATCCCATTCATCAAATGTGGTCCATATACCGGCTGTTTGCCCTGGAGCAACCGCTTTTGTTCCATCACTGGAAGAACCAACCATACTGCCGGAAGAATCCAATGCGGTCACATTCAGATCAATACTCACAACCTTATCTGAATTGTTTGTTACATACATAACGTAATACATAAAAGAATCATCCACAGTACAGGAATAATCCTGCGTACTCATCAAATCTGCAAGGTCTGTTTTGTCTTTACTTTCTGTCGTAGTCGTGACCGCAGTAGTGCCATTTTTGGTAGATGTACTGCCACCACAACCAGTCAAAAGAACGGCAGACAGTAACAGCATGGCAAAATATCTCATCTTCATAGACATATCCTCCCTATATAAATGTTTAGTCCATTATACATCAATGTGTCTATCAATGCCACATTATTCGCTTGCCTTGAAATTATATATAGGTTTCAGAATCGCAAGAATATCAACGGTTTCTCCAATACATTCCACAATCTCATCAATAGGCTTGTATGCCATCGGTGCCTCATCTATGGTTTCCTCTGACACAGAAGTAGTGTAGATACCGTCCATAGAGTGTGAATAGTCTCTCATGCTGAGAGTTTCCTTTGCTTTCATCCGGGACATAAGCCGTCCGGCTCCGTGCGGCGCAGAACAGTTCCAATCCTCATTTCCCTTACCGGTTCCGAGAATACATCCGTCACGCATATTGATGGGGATAAGAACCTTTTCTCCGTACTTGGCAGAGATAGCACCTTTACGGACGATGTTGGAGTCGTGGTCAATATAATTGTGGATGCACTCAAAGAAGTCCGGCATATCTGCATCAACACCCCATCCCATGTGATTGCATATAATCTGAGCAATCATAACACGGTTCATGTAGGCAAACTTCTGACATATCCTCATATCATGGAGATACTGTTCACGGTACTTACCCTCTAAATAACAGAGGCCTTTCGGCAATTTCGGAGTGACAGCACGGAAGTTTCGGCGCAGCTCCTTGATTGCGGATTCAATCTCAGATTTTCTTCCAGCGGCTTTGTAGTCGGCAATGAGCTTTTCCTGACGATCATACAAATCATCCTTGCCGCACATCAACTCATAGGCAAGGTTCTGATAGTAGTCTGCCACCTGTTTCCCAAGATTGCGGCTGCCAGTATGGATAATCAGATACTTATAACCGTCCTCTGTAACATCAACCTCAATGAAATGATTGCCGCCGCCGAGAGTGCCAATAGAGCGTTCGAGACGTTTGGTATCTTTTAATTCCCGGTAACAATAAAGCTCTTTCAATTCTTCAAAACGCATTTGCCGCCCATCATGCACATTTTTCCCACTTGGAACATAGGTGCGGATAACACGATCTAAAGTATTCAATGTAACAGCATTAAAATCCATATGCCCTAAACTGACGCAAAGCATACCGCATCCAATATCCACGCCAACGATGTTTGGAATTACTTTGTTTCCGAGATCCGCAGTAAAGCCAATGACGCATCCCTTTCCGGCGTGAACATCCGGCATGATACGAACCTTACAGTCCTTAAAGGCATCCTGAGACAGAAGAGTGTTAATCTGTTCCAAAGCCTCATCTTCGATGGTTTTTGCATAAACTTTCAAATTACTCATAGTGATCCTCCTATACTTTGTATGTTTTGTTATTTCCAGAATTTCCATTGTATTTTGTGAAAGGGCGAACCCATACACGCTTGCCGGTCTTGGTGGTCCGATAGAACCCTCTTACACTTACCTGTTCAGTAGGCTTTGTGTAGTGCCGTTTTGCACCATCTGCAGGAATAGGTCTGCTATCAATGCGGTATGTGGTTATCAGTGGTGTAGCACCGCCGGAACGGCGCAGGCTTTTTCGATGCTTATGAGAAATGCGTTTCTCTTTCTGCTCCGTAGTCTCAATGCAGTTGCGGTAATGAGTTGCAAAACACATGAGAGAGTGGAACTTCAATGCCTCCTTGTATGGCGTTCTGTCAGCGGCAAGAACCATCCGGGCAACCTTTCGTTTCTCTTTACTTAATCCGGCAGGAAAGACAATGTTTTCGATTTCCTGAGTTTTCGGATCATACCGATAATTGCAGACATACACACCACCCATATACAGATGCAGCCTGACGAATACACCCTCCTGCTCATAATAGAATTTAATATCTTCCTCCGGCAACTCAACCAATGCGGAGGGGATGGGGATGCGGAACTCTTCGACATCCAACCAATCTTTATTTTGCTGATACCATTCAATGATTTTCTCTGTTTTCTCAATGGTATCGACTATGATTTTATTGCAGTTTGTAATATCAATCATGCCTAAGACCTCCATTTCTTCAATGGTTCCTTATAGCATTTGTCTATTTGGACACGTTCTTATCAAGCGGCATCGTGCGCTCCGCCGGAGATACGCGAATGTCAGGAGATCCCACTATCCTTATCCGGTTTCGCATTAAAGCCGGAAAACCTGTCAACCAACAAAGGGATGGTGTATGCCGTTATCAACCCTCATACCGGCAGCAGTTTTCACATTAAAAACTGCCAGAAACCTGTTACACGACACTCAAATAGACAAATCTTATAAGGAACCATTACTATATATGCGCCTCATTTGGGGCGGTAAATAATATCAACGTGGGAATCTAATGCCTGTTCAATCTTTTCGTCCGTAACACCCAAGTAACGAGCCGTAACGGCGGCGGAACTGTGCTGATACAGGCGGCGGACCAGTTCAATGTCCTTTCCGTTCTTGTAGTAAATCTCTGTTCCGAAGTATTTACGGAACGAATGGGTGGATATATCCTCATACCCAGGACCGAGCCAGTCGCAAACCTTTTTCAGATGCTTTTGCACTGCCCGGACACCGATAGGGAATATCAGATCATCGCACTCAATGCCCTCAGAGTCCGCATATTCAAGGAGGAAGTTGTAGACCTGTTCCTGAACCTTGAAACGGCGAACCTTTCCGGTCTTATGCTCAATAATATTAAAAGCGTGACCTGATGGCGTCTTGATAAAAGAGGAACGCCGGAGGGAGAGTGTATCTCCAATACGCAATCCTACATTCGCCTCAATAACGAGGATCGTAGCAATCCTGGGATTAGGCTGTATGCAGTCTCCAATGCCCTCATATAAAGTTTTTATGATAGTCTCATACTGCTCATGCGTACAAGCTGTTGTTGTCTTTCCTGCCATATCAATCTCTCCATTTATACGCCACAGACCTCATCGCGGATCTGCAAATCAATGTCAACAATGTATTCCATATCAACGCCGAGTTTCACTAACTCATGGATATATTTTGTAGTATCGGCTCCACCCTCTGATGTTTCGTAATAGTGACGAGATGCCTGCTTGAACTTCTCAATAGTTTCATCAATGGCACTTCGCCGGATTTCTTCAATCATATAGTTTGTGTGCATCATCATTCCTTGTAATGTATTCATAAAATTCTCCTTACTGATTTTTCATCAATCCGCCAACAATATTATTGATCGCTGTCTCCGAAACGAACCCACCCTGCAGTCTTACCGGAGTAAGAGAACCGTTAGGGAGAAAGAGCATATCGCCATGGCCCATGAGCTTTTCGCCGCCGGCCATATCCAATGCGACCATAGAGTTTGTGACTGTACCAACACGGAGACAGATCTTTGTCGGCATATTCGCCTTAATCAATCCGGTAACAACCTTTGCAACCGGGTACTGTGTAGCAATTACAAGGTGGATGCCACAGGCACGGGCTTTCTGTGCGATTCTTACAATATGTCCCTCAACGGATTTTCCACCCATACTCATAAGGTCGGATAACTCATCAATGAAAACTATGTCACGTCTCATAGGCGCATCTACGAACTTTGTATTGTAGCTGTCAATGTCACGACAGCCGGTAGAGGCAAGAATGGAGTAGCGGCGATCCATCTCAATACAAAGGTTCTTCAATAGATCAACCGCACCGTTTACCTCAGATACAACCGTACACGCTGCAAGGTTCTTGTAATACTCAAACTCTGTTGCTTTGGGGTCAATGATATATAAGTGCATCTGTGCCGGATTCTTTTTCATCAGCAGTGACAAGATGAGGTTATGCAGCACGATTGATTTACCAGATCCGGTCATACCAGAAATAAGAATGTGGCAAGCCTTGGCAATATCAATATAATGTTTGGAACCATCAACCGCCATGCCGATTGCCATTGTAAAACCATCGGTGGACTGGTACTCATTATCAATGAGCATATCGCCCAGGAACACGGTTTCTGTACCGGTTGGAACCTCAATATACACATAGCCATTATCAAATCTCAAAGAGGCGTTGCAATGTAAGGCTGCCTGAAATTCCTTTTCATGTCTCAAAATAGCCTGTACCTGAGTTCCGGGAGCCGGTTCAATAACATACTGTGTAAGGCGTGGCCCCTGGTTGATCTTTGCAAGGGTGGAGCGGAGGCGGAAAGAGTTCAATACACTCAATATGGTTTCGGCTTCGTTCTTTACTCCATGAGATCCCCATGAGGTGTGATAAGTCATATTGCCATCAACGGTAGGGAAGATATAAGGCTTTGTAAGCTCATATGCCGGAGCAGTAGCGGCGGTCTGTCTCTCTGCGGACTCTTTCAGTCCTGCATTGAGAAGTGCGCGGGCCTCACTGTGTTTTCTGTTTGCGGTTAATGCTTCCATACAGTTAATAAATACGCTTTTCTTTCTCATGGTTCTCAATCCTTTCTTTACCGGATGCCGGTAGTACACAATTTACTGTTCAATCTCTGTAACTCTTTCGCGTAGGTGTCAATAGCATCCTGCGATTTCGTATCACACACAAGGCGTTTCGCTTGTCCGGCGTTCTCTATCATCGTCAATACACTATCACTCAATAATGTCTGTTCTCTATCTGTCAATGAAATAACTACCATGTTCATACCCCCTACCACATATCATTACTTGAAAAAGTATTCAAAAGGATCTCATTGTCGGTTTCTGTTATATCCAGATAGTTGCCGGAATCATCAATAATACTAAATGCTTTTTCTTTGGTTATAGGTCTTTTCTCTGCGCCCCTAAAAGCGAAGCCATATCGGAACATCAAAGGCTTTTCGGATGCCTCGACAACTTCCCTCGCTTTGACTCTATCCAATGTACCTTTATAGAATGACATTTCTAACATTTTGTGTTACCTCCATATTACAACGTGTTACATATCGTTACAATGTAACGGATTAGATTAAAATACTCTCAATCAATCGGCGGTTTCCTGGTGTAACCTCTCCGCCGTAGTTGGAAACGGTCAGAATCAGGTCAATAGCCGTTCTCAATCCTCGAAGCTCGGCAGATACCCGGCTGCGCTCATTGTGGTAATTCTTCAACGCCTCACGCTGAATAGGAAGCTCAATAGAAAGCTCAAAGCGTGTGCGGCGCGGTGTGGATGGGTTGTTATAGGTGCGATCCATTGCATCAATGGCAGCCATGCGGCGATCCTCTTCAATGCTCATACGCTTTTCTGTTGCTTCAAGGCTTGACACCTTGGCCTGCAGTAACTCAAAACTGCTCATACCGTTCTCAATTCTCAATGCTGTATTATTCAT